AATAGTGGCGTTTGCTTCTACAAGAGCGTCTGCGATAAGTTGAAAATGTTTTCTTGTCATCTGATGTCCTTTCTATCAAGTTAATAAAAGCATTGTATAGCAATTCGCTGTATACGTCAACAATAAAATGCACTCTAAACGCATTTTATTGTGTTGTGTGACATTTAAGCCACCGGTTACCTAATCCCAAGGATTAGGTGTGTCCTCAAACTTTTCCAAAGCCCATATTTCAGCGGCTTCATCAGATAGTCCTATCTCAAGTGCCTCTTCAAAAAGATTCTCAAGTAGTATTTCATTATTAAGATTTGACATTTTTCTAACCTTTCTAGTTGATGTTTTTTTCTGTCTCTATATATAATATAAGCATTGTTAGAGTAAATTTCAAGAGTTTTGGTGGTATTTTTTTATTTTATTTAGAAGTGTGGTTTTTATGCCACACTTCTTGTTCGCGCTCTCAATCCGTTGATCTCAGCTTGAAACGCACGGCGTGGACGCTCCCATTTTCGACAATCATATTGGGGATGTCGAGGCTTCATTTTAGGTGTGTCAGTGTTACCTTTGATTAAGGAATTGCAGACATTACAAAGTACCTGCAGGTTATCAATCGTATCGGGTCCGCCATGATCCTGAGAAATAGCGTGGTCTATATGGAGAGAGCGGTGATCCGCGCATCCACACACAGCACAGCAATGATTATATTCAGCCATTATAAATTCGCGCATTGCTTTGTTTCTGATCTTAGCCATTGGTTCGGCTCCTTCTGTTTGTTTGTTTAACTATGCCAATTATACACGGTTTACTGGGCATGTCAACTAGAAATCGTATTATTTTTGTATTTTATTTCTTTTATTATGTAATTAAGAATGATTCGCAACTGGCGTATAAAAAAAGTCGATTTCGGCAATTTTGGGCGAGACTACCTAACTAGGCGGTTTTGGAACAATCCCCAAGGCTAGGGCGGGAAATTTCGAACAACTCCCAATCTTTCCCTAAAATTTAAGAGTTACCTAATCCCAAGGATTAGGTGTGTCTTCAAACTTTTCCAAAGCCCATACTGCAGCGGCTTCATCAGATAGTCCTATCTCAAGAGCTTCCTCATAGAGATTCTCAAGTAGTATTTCATTATTAAGATTTGACATTTTTCTAACCTTTCTAGCTATCTGTTTGTTTAACTATGCCTATTATACGCGGTTTACTGGGCATGTCAACTAGAAATCGTATTATTTTTGTATTTTATTTCTTTTATTATGTAATTAAGAATGATTCGCAACTGGCGTATAAAAAAAGTCGATTTCGGCAATTTTGGGCGAGACTACCTAACTAGGCGGTTTTGGAACAATCCCCAAGGCTAGGGCGGTTATGAAGACTAGTGTCGCTCTCGCGCTTAGCTCCCTTTACCAGAAACTATCCCTGGTAAATTTTTCAAAAAGCCTACAAGTAGGGGACTCTTTAAAAATTAAAGTTGACTTACTCTCAAAGACGCAGTATACTATATTGATAGGAGTGAAATTTAAATGGCAAGTGTCAGAACAAGTGTTATAGACTTATTAGTAACTGAGTTGAAGAAAATTAACGGAGAAAAAGTGAGTCCCGTCACTAACGCTAATTTTATAGTTCCTTATACTTTTAAGTCAAATGTTTTTAATAAAAATGTTTTTCGTCATTGGAAATTTTTAAATGAGATTAATGATTTCCCTACTATTTGTTTTATGGTAGGTGCAGTAACTCGCCAACACGTTGGTGGTGATGTACGTTATGAATTTTTTGAAGTTAATTTTAGAGGTTATGTTCATGGAGAAAATAGTTTAAATTTGGCTGACGATTTATCTGAGGATATTGATTATGTAGTTAATAGTTTTAGAAACACAGCGTTAACCGCTGATAATACTTTAGAAGTTTCTGATGCTTTAGTTTTAGATATTAGTACTGATGAAGGTTTATTTGATCCTTACGGAATATGTGACATTAGGTCTCAAGTTTCCTATCGGTATCATCTTGCTTAAATTTTTAATTTGCAAAACACTGTTTAATATTTTATAATTGATAGGAATAGAAGAATGATAGAAAAAAGAAATGGGTCTTTAGCCCCAACTACTATTGCAGACGCTTTAAATAAAACTTTAGAAACCCCCTCTTTAGACCCTATTTTATTATCTATAGCTAATAAATTTTTAGAAGGGGAGTCAATAAATGAGATTGCTAGCAGTTTTAGTATTTCATCTGATAGAGTAACACAAATTATTGAAAAAAAAGAAGTCAAGTCTTATGTTGATAATGTTTATTTGACGCAAGGATATTTAAACAGAATTAAGAGAATAAATATTATTAACAGTGTTATAGAACAAAAATTAGAAGAAGCAATGGAGACAGGGCAATATACTAAAAAGGATTTACTAGATTGGATGAAACATCTTCATGACGTAGAGACCTCAGTGAGGCCCAAAGATAAAACACCAACGGTTGCTGTTCAAGTAAATAATTATGATTCTTTAATGAAAGAGGTACTAGACTAATGAGTCTCCCTTCAATGTTACCTGCAGATGGTCGTTCTAACCCTGTACCAGTGTTAACTTTTCGTAGTGTGGGAAATACAGCTAACGCGTTTACTTCCACAATAACATCAGCCTCGGCTGTGCGTTTAGGTCCTTTTAGTAAAGGTACTCAGGTTCTTAGTATGCACTCTAATGCTGCTGTATGGTTTTTAACAGGCAGTAGTTCTGTCACGGCAACAACTAGTACAGGTCATTTTTTTCCTGCTGATCTTTTTTATGATTTTAATGTTTATTGGGGAGGTGAGTTTGGTGCCGAAGGACATCAGTATATTTCATTGATTACTTCAGATGCTTCTAAAGACGCGAGTGTTCATATTTCTGAAAGGTCGTAAGTAAATGAGACTCGGGTTAGGGCTTGGTTTTCTTCATCGAGTAGCTAAGACAGTAGTAGTAGCGGTTGTCGAGACCTTTTTTCTTTTGCAAGAAGACGGCGATTTCTTAATGCTGGAAGAGCCTATTCAATTATTTACTCAATCGGGTGATAATTTAATTACTCAGGATGGTTTCTCGTTAGTTGTAATACAGTCAGAAGATTCTGGTCAAATAGAATTGGAGCAATAAGGTAAATGGCGAATAAAAAAATCACGGAACTAACAGAGTTAACAGCAGCTAATATCGCAAACAATGATGTTTTAGCAATAGTAGATGTAGGGGGAAATGAAACTAAAAAAGTTTCAATCTCTTCGTTGCGTGATATTTTTGATGACAATGTTGCAATTGATACAGCTAAAATAGTTTATGGGTTAGATGCAGCTAATACTAATATTTCTGCTTTAAGTGTTAATACTTTACCATTAATCGGTGGTACTGTTACAGGAGCTACAACTTTTAGTAACGCTGAAGTCATGTCTATAAATGCTGCTGGTAATGTAAAAATTGCTAGAGGTTTAGCCGTAGGATATGTTAATAAAGTACCCGGCGCTAATTTGGATGTAAACGGTAATGCGTATATTAGCGGAACAGTAACTTTAGGGACAGCCCTTAGTGTTAGTAGCGGCGGAACAGGGGCAACTTCATTAACTGATGGAGGAGTACTTTTAGGAAGTGGTACAGGGGCAGTTACTGCTATGTCTGTCTTAGGCGACGGAGAAATGATCGTTGGAGATGGTAGTACTGATCCTGTAGCAGAGTCAGGGGCAACGCTTAGAACGTCAATCGGTGTTGGAACAGGTGATAGTCCGCAGTTTACCGCAGTTAATATCGGGGCAGCAACTGATACGACGGTATCCAGGGCGAGCGCAGGTGATATTAACGTAGAAGGCAATATAGTTTATCGAGCTGGTGGCACGGATGTAGCAATTGCGGATGGAGGAACTGGGGCAGGTACTGCAACAGCTGGTTTTGATGCTTTGAGTCCAATGTCTGCAGAAGGCGACATTATTTATGGAGGAACTTCAGGGACTGTTACTCGTTTAGCTAAGGGAAGTGATGATGAAGTACTAACACTTGCTTCTGGTATTCCAAGCTGGGCTGCTAGTGGTGGTAGTATTAGTGCAGGGGATGTTTTAGTATTCTACAGTGCCAACACCACCGGAAACGTTAGATTTGCTAGGGGTGTAGCAGTTGGGTATTCAGGTAATAAAGTACCCGGCGCTAATTTGGATGTAAACGGTAATGCGTATATTAGTGGTTCTGTAAGCCTTGGAACAGCTCTTACTGTAGGAAGTGGGGGAACAGGCGCTACTTCTCTTACAGACGGTGGGGTATTACTTGGTAGTGGAACCAGCGCTGTCACGGCTATGAGCGTATTAGGTGATGGGGAAATGATTGTCGGGGATGGTAGTACCGACCCTGTTGCTGAAAGCGGAGCAACGCTTAGAACGTCTATTGGTGTGGGTACGGGAGATAGCCCTCAATTCACCGCGGTTAATATAGGTGCTGCGTCTGACACTACCGTATCTAGGGCCAGTGCCGGTGATATCAACGTAGAAGGTAATATTGTTTACCGCGCAGGTGGGACAGACGTTCCAGTAGCTGATGGAGGTACCGGAGCTTCTACCTTAACTGATGGTGGTGTCTTACTTGGTAGCGGCACAGGAGCCATTACTGCTATGTCAGTTTTATCTGACGGAGAAATGATTGTCGGCGATGGTAGTACAGATCCGGTAGCTGAGTCTGGTGCCACTCTTAGAACTTCTATTGGTATTGGTACTGGGGATACTCCTCAGTTTTATGGAGCTAATGTAAGCGGAAACGCTTCGATTAATAGAAGCGTAGCTATAGGATATACCGACGGTAGAGTACCACAAGCAAATTTAGATGTAAAAGGTAATACTTATATTAGTGGTTCTGTGAGCCTTGGAACAGCTCTTACTGTAGGTAGTGGTGGAACTGGTGCTACTTCTCTTACAGATGGTGGGGTATTACTTGGTAGTGGAACTAGTGCCGTCACGGCTATGAGTGTATTAGGTGACGGGGAAATGATAGTTGGTAACGGTAGTACCGACCCAGTAGCAGAGTCTGGTGCCACCCTTAGAACGTCTATTGGTGTAGGTACTGGAGATAGTCCTCAATTTACTGCTGTTAACATAGGCGCTGCTACAGATACCACCGTATCTAGGGCAAGTGCTGGAGATATAAATGTAGAGGGTAACATTGTTTACCGAGCAGGCGGCACTGACGTTCCAGTAGCTGATGGGGGAACAGGCGCTTCTACTTTAACTGACGGTGGAGTTTTATTAGGTAGTGGTACTGGCGCTATTACTGCAATGAGCGTCTTAGGTGATGGAGAGTTAATTGTCGGAGATGGTAGTACCGACCCAGTAGCAGAATCAGGAGATACATTAAGGACTTCAATTGGAGTAGGGGCTGCAGCGTCTGGAACGGTGATGCAGATATATGGAGCTAATACTACTGGAAATGTTAAGTTAGCTAGAGGGTTAGCAATTGGGTATGCTAACGCAAAAGTTCCAGGAGCTAACTTGGATGTAAAAGGTAACGCTTACATAGGGGCTAATGTTTACGTTGCTAATACCCAGAACTTTAATAGTACTAACTATAGTGGGTTTCCCTATGACATTGCTTTTACTGCGGGTTTTGATTCTGATATGGCTAAAGAAGATGTTGCTACCGGAACTTATGGAGAATTAGTAATGGGCAGACCCGTAACTGTTGTTGGGGAAGCAGGTTACGTAGATACAGCTCCTACAGGTGCAAAACTTATTGTAGATATAGAAAAAAATGGAACTTCTATATACAGTACAAGACCGGAATTTGCTACTAGTGCAACTTCTTTAACTGCTGGAGTTTTAGGTGCTACTGCTGTTTTCATATCTGGAGATCGTATTACATTTAAAGTTGATCAAATAGGATCAAGTGAGCCGGGAGAAGGAGTTCGTTTTACTTTATTATGTAAGGTGTAAAATTATAATGGAGTTTATAAAATGGTTATAATGAAGGGGAAACAACAATGGCTATAAAAGTCCCAATAGCATTAGGAGGAACAGGTGCTGGAACAGCGGCACTAGCAAGAGCAAATTTAGGTATTGCTGCTAATGTTAGTGGTTTATATACTGATGTTACAATAGTTAACGCTAATGTTTATCAACCAAGTAACATTTACTTAGGTTCGGGAAATGTTCTTTTTGCAACTGTAAATGCAAAAGTTACATTAATTAGTGCTAATATTCATCATCCGCGTAGAACAACAATTGGGTCGTCAAACGTCCTTGTGTCTGTGGGTGGTTCTAATGTAACATTTGAAACTCCGGGTACCACTGTGGTAGGAGCTCAATTTAAAACCCCAGGAATTCATGATTTATCGACTCAAAGAATTGTAACTCTTAAAAGTAATAACTACTCAGCAAATCGAAAAGGGGACTACACAGTTCCTACTTTAAATATTAAAGCTAAGTATAATAACGTTGCTGTTAATACTGCGGGTCGTATTATTTATTCAAATCGGTTTGACGATCAAGCGTCAATGCCTGATACTGATAAATATGAAGGTTTTGTAGCGTATGATAGGAATCCAGGAGGGCCAGGAGAATTATTTGTTTCTAACGCTTTACAGCGACATAAAATTCTTATAGCTAACGCAGACGCTACTCCGGGAGCTAACAACACTTACGCTTTAGGAACTCCTGCTGCAAGATGGACTTATGTAAGAGTTGCTAACGATGTTATTGCTGGTGGTAACGTGCGTTCTAAAGGCGGGGCAGCTTTAGGGGGAGATCAATTTACAGTCACACAGTTGTATTGCGGGATTAATACTACTGATCCTCAATACGATTTAGACGTTCGTGGTAATGTTTATGTTTCTGGTAATTTAACTGTTAAGGGTAATGTGTATGTAGTAGATACTCAACACCTGATAGTTGACGACCCTGTTATAGAGCTTGGAGCCAACATTGTTGGTGCGCCAACTCAGGACGAAGGTATTTTAATGAATCGCGGTACATCTCCTAATGTATTTTTAGGATATGATGAAAGTCGTGATGAAATGGTAACTTCTTATACAACAGATCCTTCTAGTGTTTCAACTATTAATATAGCGGAATATACTACTTTCCGTGCTAATTCAGCTGTATTCGCCGTCGAGGGTGGAATAGGGGGACATACTGATCAAGGTAATATGTCTAAAGTGGGTATTGGAACTGCTTCTCCTGGTCGTTATAAAGTAGATATACATGGTAATGCGAACGTAGGCATACTGACTGCAACTTCGTTGCGGGTAAATAATACGTCAGTCCCAACCCAGGTTGTTGTTGCAGATGAAGCTATCACAATGGCAATTGCGCTGGGTTAAAAGGAAAAACGTATGGTTGATGAAAAAATATTAAAACGAGAGTTAGATCATTATAAAGAAGATATTGAGCATCTCCATTCTCGAACTCAAGAAACTAAGGCTCAGATAACCACACATGAAGCGGTATGTGAAGAGAGATACCACAGTATTATGGAAGCTTTAAAACGTTTTGAAAAAAGGCTCGATGGTGTTCACGAAGAGATGGCACAGCTTAAGACACTTGCTATTCAAGGAAGATTTAGTTTAAAAACAGCAATTTTTTTAGGGAGTCTAGTTTCGGGAATTGCAGCTCTGTGGTACACATTACGTTAAGGAAAATAGTTAGTGGCAAAAGAAAAATTTTTTAAAATTAATTTACATAAATTATTATCTCAAATCCCAATGGTTAACCAATTGGATTTGCAATTAAACCCAAGTCAATGGGGAATGGTGGATGGATTAGAAAGTCATCGGTTTTGGGTTCATATAGCAGCACGTCGAACAGGGAAATCTTATGCAGCTGCTTTACTAGCTTTCGCAAAGTTGTTAGAACCTAATACTCAAATAATGGTAGTAGCTCCTAATTTTAGTTTATCTTCTATTATTTGGGATTACGTTACTCAAATAATTCGTGACTTAAGAGTTGAGTGTGATCGTTTAAATCAAAAAGACAAAGTAGTACGATTAATTAATAATTCGACTTTTAGATTATTATCAGCAAATAATCGTGATAGTTTAATTGGACGTGCAGCTCATTTATTAATTGTTGATGAGGCTGCTGTTATTAACGGTGATGAATATTTTACACGGGATTTGAGACCTGCTCTTTCTACATATCCTGATTCTCGATGTTTATGGATTTCTACTCCTCGTGGGAAAGGTAATTATTTATATGATTATTATATGAGAGGAAAAGACGAGAAAGAGTACCCTGATTGGGGAAGTGCCGTATTTAATTGGAAATCTAATCCTCTTTTGAATGAAGCAGATATTGAAGAGGCTCGAAAAACAATGAGTAAAAATTTATTCGGTCAAGAATATGAGTGTGACTGGGTAACGACCGAGGGTAAAATTTATAACTTACAAGACGAAGTACATTTAAAAGATTTAGAAGATATTGACGAAAAAGATCACAGGTTTGATTTTATTGCCGGATTAGATATAGGATACCGAGATGAAACTGCTTTTGTAGTTTTAGCAACTGATGGTGAGAGATATTATACATTAGACGAGTATATTTCTAAAGAAGGTACGACTTCGGTTCATGCTGAAAATATTCAAGAACTAATCGACAGATGGGGTATTGAGTCTATTTTTATTGATAGTGCCGCTCAGCAAACTAAAGCAGATTTAGCTTATGATTATGATATTTATTGTGATAATGCGTTAAAGAGCGTTAATGACGGGATTGCGGCTATTCAAGTACTAGTTGACAATGAAAAAATATTTTTTGATTTAGAAAATTGTCGTCACACATACGCCTCGTTAAGCAGTTACCGGTGGAATCAGCGAACAGAAAGCCAAAAACCTTTTCACGATTGGTCCTCTCATTGTAGTGATGCTATTAGATATGCAGTTTATACTTATCAGAGAACCCGTGTTAGCGTTTATGCTTGATTATTAAAAATAAAATTTGACCTTGAACAACTTTTGTTATATTATATAAATGTGTAGGAGAATTAGTAAATGGGACTTAGAGATTGGATTGTAGAGAAGCTAAATCCGGCGCAACCATATATTGCGTCTCAAGATCCGTATAACCTTCCAAAATCAATTGTAGATTATCAAACCGCATTTCGAGAGATTGAAGTAGTTCATCGAAGTGTAGAGATGATTGTGAATGCGTTAACTGCAATTCCCTTTTTAATTGATGGCGGGGCAGCGAAAAAAATTAATAAATTACTTAACGTCAAACCTAACCCCTTTGAGGATCGTGTCCGTTTGTTCCGACGTGCATTTTTAGATTTTTACCTTGACGGAAATGCATTTTTCTATTATGATAAAGAAAGTTTATATTTATTACCTGCAAATGATGTCGAAGTTGTTGCGGATTCAAAAACTTTTATCAGTCATTATAATTATTTAATCTACGATCAAGCTACTGATTGGTTTGGATATTCTAAAGAGACTACCAGAGATGCTAAGATCACTTTTACCCCAGAAGAAATAATTCAAGTAAAAAGTGATAATTCAGAATCGATTTTCAGAGGCGATAGTAAACTAAAAAATCTTCAACGTTTATTTGAATTGTATTATGAGCTACTTAATTTTCAACGTCAATTTTTTAGAAATAATGCGATTCCAGGTTTAGTATTAAAAACAGATAACGTTTTAAGTACAAAAATTAAAGAACGAATGTTAGAAAGTTGGAGAGCCAGTTATTCTAATTTATTTAATGGTGCTCGAAGTCCGGCTATATTGGATGGCGGTTTAGGAATAGATAGATTTAGTGATGTTAATTTTAATGAATTAGATTTTGAAAATAGTGTAGAACGAATTCAAATGGATATTGCAAAAGCAATTGGTGTACCATATGTTCTACTAAAAAGTGGGAATAACGCTAATATAGCGGCTAATGAAGTTTTATTTTATAATCATACAGTTCTTCCTGTTTTACAACAATTTTCTAGTGCTTTTGCTCAATTTTTTCAGGGTGGTGTGTCTATTATACCTGATAAAAAATCAATCAGTGCTTTACAACCGGATTTACGTAGTCAAGCACAGTATTATTCTACGTTAGTAAATGGCGGAATCCTTACCCCTGATGAAGCTAGAGAAGGTTTAGGGTTAAATGCAATGAATAGTAGTGAAACTAACTGTATTAGGGTTCCTCAAAATATAACTGGAAGTGCGACAGACCCCATGCAAGGTGGGCGTCCAAAAACAGAAGAAGTAGAAATAATTCCTGAGACTGAGGAAGAAGAGAATGCCAATGACTAAAACATTTTATTTAAATAGTGATATAACTTTGAAAGATGTTTCGAAGGGTAGTGCCGGGCTAAACATCGCTGGGTACGCGAACACTACTGACCGTGATCGTGTAGGAGATGTAGTTACTGCACAGGCGTGGGCTAGTGGAATCAAAAATTTTAGAAAAAACCCTGTCCTTCTTTATCAACATAAACACGATTGTCCTATTGGAAGAGTGGATAAAGTGACCGTTGATAAAAAGGGCATTTTTGTTGAAGCTAATGTAAGTGACGCTGCGGAGAAATTACACGCAGTTCAAACTTTGATTAAGGATGGGGCTTTAAAAAGTTTTTCAGTTGGATTTAAAGTTAATGATGGAAAATATGATCATAAGACAGATTCTATGACAATTACAGATGTAGAACTTCTTGAAATTAGCGTAGTGAGTGTACCTGCTAATCAAGAATCTTTGTTTAGCGTTAGAAAGAGTTTTGACGATAATGATCAAGAGTACAGTAAGTTTGTAGAAGAATTTGCTAATAAAAAAGTTAAGAGCGACACTACTGAGAAGGATATAGGAATTAAAGTTGGAGTAACCGACGTTATTAATGATCATTATCATACGTATGAGATAGATAATAATGGCAGCGGCGTGACAACTTATACTTCCCATAATATGAATCATTACCATATGGTTGATAGTTACAGGATTCTTGAAGCCCATGAAGGCGGAAACCATTCTCACACAATGGTAGTGTCAGCACGGCCAGTTTCGGCTAAGCCAGAAGAGGAGATAGATACTATGAATGATGCAAGACCTTTATCTCCCTCAGAACAACTGGCTCCTACGGACGCTTCTCAAGGAGCGCCGCCAGCAGTAGTTGAAGAATTATCTGAAAGCACTCCGGTTGAAGTTAAAGCGGAAGATGTAATAGATGAGTCTGTTGATAAAATTACTGAAGAAGTCGCAGTAGAAGAAATAAAGGCTGAAATAGCTAAAGAGTCTTTAGATGCGGCTACTGTAACTGAGGAGATTGTTGAAGATGAGATAGAAGAGTCTGACCCTTATCAACTTATTCCATTTGTTAATATGCTGTCAATGGAAACGGGGGCTTTAACTCACAATCATAATGTGAAATATGGCGATAAAAGATACAAAATTATCAAAATTGCTACTGCCGAGTCCCCTAATTTCAATTTTTTAGAAATTGACTTAAATGGAAATTCAAGAGATAATAGTATAACAGTTGAAGCAGAGAAATTAGCTGCTGTTAATACTTGGGATATCGGATCTAAGTACGACATTTCTTTAGTTGACATATCTGGTCCTTCTCACATGACGGATTCTGATAGGAAAAAAATTAAAGAAACTTATCATAACCTACATACCCTTACAGAACAAGAAGCTTATGAATTAAAAAGTAAGGAGCTTGTTAAAACCAATGCTAATTACCAACAAAAACTTAATACAATACTAAATATAAGATCAGTATCTGAAGATGAGTGGACAGACTCAGATTACAAATATGTTTCTTATACAAATACCATGATCCGTGAATTAAATAACATGGAACCCAGTAAGGATCGTAATATTTCCTTAGCTTTACATGGTGTAAAATACGAACCTAAAAAGGAGAATGATAATATGGCTACTCAACCAGTAGGTGACATTGTCAAAATTGATACTGGGGCGTCTGAGAAAAAGAGTGGGGAGACGGCAGCTGTCGTTGCTTCTTCAGCTCCGATTAAAGAGGCTCCTTCAGCACCAGCTGCCGAGGTCTCAGAGCCACGAGTGGCAGAACTAGTGCAAAAGACTGGGGAAGCGATCCTCGAGGAGACTAATGCTCAGATCAAGACCGAGGTGGCAACGCCTACTCAAAGCGACGAAGTCGCTGAGCTAAAGGCCGAAGTTTCTAAGTATAGAGAGCAGATTTCTGCTTATACGCAGAATAAAATGGTCTATCAAGAAAGTAAGCGCAGCGGGCATCAGTTTAGTGCAAAAGAAATGACTAATGCTTATCTACTTTCTAAGGCACTTAATAAGAAAGATCCTTTCGACACCAAGTTTGGTGCGCGAATGAAGCAGGTTACTTCTGTGGATCAGTTTCTTAGTAATTTTTCAACCAACGTATACGAAGAGATGCAGCAGCAGCTCGTAGTTGCTCCTATGTTTGAGCGAATTGCGGTTGATGCACGTAATTTCCGTGTACCCGTGGCAGATGAAGATACTGCCGGAGATGTGGCGCAGTTTGAAAGCGGCACGTTTGCACAGAGCATTTCTGATGCAACGCGTGTTCCGACGACTCGTCAGAATACCATCTCTGCGGTGACTTTCTCGCCTAATAAATTTATGGCTACTACTCACCTTGCGAAAGACGAAGAGGAGGATGTAATTCTTCCACTTCTTGACTTCTTGCGTCAAAGTGCTACAAGGCGTCTTGCCCGTGCGATTGACAAGGGGATTCTACGTGGTGACGGAGCTTTGAGAGGCTTTAATGCAGCCCCAACAAACGCTATTACAGCAGGTAGTGGATATCAGTGCGTGTTTAAGGGAGTTGTAACTCTTGCGAACGATATTTCTGACCTTCGAGTTGCTTCCGGTGGTAACAGCACTAAAGCAACGCCTGCTAATATTGCTAGCGCGCGTGGTAAATTGAAGAAGTACGGACTCCAGCTTGGTAATCAACTTGTTTTCTTGACCTCAGTTGAAGGATACAATTCACTTGTTTCTAATTCTGATTTCCAGACAGTTGACAAGTTCGGACCTAATGCGACCTATCTTACCGGCTCACTCGGTGCTATCTACGGAATTCCTGTAGTTATTACAGAGTTCCTTGATGACGTCGGTAGTGCTGGTAATGAAATTGGTCTGCTTCTTTACAAGCCTGGTTTCCTGATTGCGGAACGTCGCGGAATGGAGATCGAGAGCGAGTACGAACCTCGCCAGCAAGTGACGGCTATGTATATGAGCACTCGATTTGACTTTAAGGCTTTGACGACTAATAGTGATGCAGCTTTGGATGCGACTAAGTATCCTTACGCTTCAGTAATTAGGTCTAATGCCTAAAAAATAATCTTAATTGGTGGGGGGGTCTAACCCCCCGCTCACATAAGGAGAAAAATAGAAGATGGCTCTTCAAAAATTTATACACAAGGTGAGTCCTCAACTAACGCAGGACGCACAGTTTAAAGCATATAGTAATATTCCAGAGAATCAGTTGACTCCTGGAAGCACTGTAGAACTTTATCCAGGAACATACTCTAATATTACTTGCGCTAATGGCGTAGCTATTCAGGGAGTGGGCAGCCCTCAGGATGTTAACATCCCGGGAATTGCAGTATCTTCAGGAACGACAGGTAATGTGAGGGTTGAAAATCTCACTCTTACGGCTGTAAGTAATGCTCTTTCAGTTGCTGGTTCTTCTACTGCTGCTACACTACATGTGAAGAATGTAATATTTAATCTTAGTACTGGTGGTGTTACTCCGGTAGCAAATGCTAATACTATTCAGGTTGCAGGAACTGGCGCAGTTACTCTTGAGAACGTTCAGTTCTTAGGTCCACAGCGTGGTAACCTTAAGGCCCCGTTGGCCGCTGCTAACGTGATTGGCGGAGTTCTCTCTGTTTCAGCTACCGCAGATATGGCTGTTACAGGTTCTAGTATTCGTTACGTCGGAGCCGCAATCCGCGGTGCCGGACGCGCCAATGTTACTGGTGCAACTGCTAAGGCTGATAACCTTATCGGTACGTATACACCTTCTGGTGCTACTGTTACTGCAGCTGCCCAGCAATACAGAGGTAAGGTCTAAGTTACATTAGTAACCTTACTCAGTATATGCTTTAGAGGGCATTATACAATATTTAGGGGTAGGTGTGAACATACGCCTACCCCCTTTTATATGTAGGAGAAAAAAATGGGTATTAAACCAATTGAAGAACAAGTATTGGACATAAAGAACGAAGGGGAAGCTCAAACTTTTCTACAAGTTAACGGGTTTGATCCTGTTGGAGTTTCTCAAATTATGGAAAAATGGTGGGAAAATCAAAGAGCAAAAGCAACTGCTCCTTCGGTTACGCCTACGCTTCTTAAAAGTAAGCCCAAATCAAAATTTAAATCTGGTATTTAGAGGTAAGTAATGCCGACTGCATACGGAACTTATACATACGTCTCTCTTGCGGAAATTAAAGATTATCTGAGTATTAATAGTACTACTCATGACGGTCGTTTAAGCAATATCATTGGCTTTGCTTGTGGCGCAGTTGAAAATTATATTGGTCGTGAGATTAAGAACAATGTCTATACTGAAGTTTTTGACGGCGGAACTCAATCAGTTTTTGTAGAGAGGCTACCTGTTAATAATGTAAAACAAGTGACGGAATATAATGGGAGTCGGTATGAGACTTTAGTCGGACCTGCTACTGATGGGAGTTTTACTAATCAGGATTGGAAAAACTCAACCGTTACAACACAAGGAAGCGCAGTTTTAAAAACCCGTATTAAAAAGTTTGGTCAGTCTTCGGTTAAACTAGATGGTGCGGAAGACTATGTCACCATTACTGATCCTGATTCTAATAACCCTAAATTCGATTATGAAACTTCTGATTTTACAATTGAAGGTCAATTTCGGTTAGACCTTTTAAATAATACTAAATGTTTACTTTCACAAGTAAAAGATGCTGATAATTTTTATGCGTTAAGATATAATTCTGCTGTTGGTTTACAATTTGAGGCTTTTAGTGGCGGAACTCAAGTTATGAATGTGGCTCATGGAAGTACCACAGGATATGCAGCAAATTCTAATACTTTTATGCATGTTGCGGTAAGTCGAAGTGGAGATAATATTAGACTTTTTAGAGACGGTTCTAATTTAGTAGGTATTTCTACTACTAACGCTATGCCAACAATTGGCACCAGTTATGATGTTGAGCTTGGTCGATTGAATTTAACAGCCACAGAAGAAATGACGGGATACGTTGATGAGCTTCGAATTTCTTTTAATAAAGCACGATATACTACTGACTTTGTAGCAGAAAAATATCCTTTTTCCACTGATAATGATACTACAGTTTTAATTAATTTTGATGGATCTAATCAATCCACTTCTTTAAAAGACATTTCCCAGAGTGATCCAGACTTTGTTTGGTTTAAAGATACTGGTGAAGTACAACGTAATTTGGATGGAGCAACGGAAGGGCGACAAAAAATTTCAGTTATTAATACCCCGATGTGGCGGAATTATCCGAAAGCTGTTAAAGTTACTTATGATGGCGGGTATTCCAGTGTTCCAAAAGATATTCAAGTAGCGACGATGGATTATGCTAAAATGTTATTTAAACAAACTGAAGCAGATCAAAGATTTAGTTTACAGGGCGAAGGAAAGAGCCAGTTTAATTTAGGTGCTTCTGGATGGCCACCCCATGTTCGTCGTATTTTAGATCTTTATAGGATACCATTTTAATGATAAAAATTAAGGAACTCCCTAACGTAAAGGAAAAGTTTACTACGGGAACTTACGATGGATTAGTCTTAATTGATAATGAAGAGATTAATAAGCTAATTGGGGAGGGTCGTGCAGCACAACAAATGGGTCTTATTTCCGGACGGGTTGAGACACAGTTAGCTAAACGCATGGGATTCAAGGGTAAAGGTACTGATCTTTCTAAGAAAGGAGATTTTCAACAATTTAATCTTCAACTTGCAGATCAAGCAATAGCAGCACTAGAAGGTGCTGAGGAAGCTGCCAAATATTCTCCAGCAACTATGGGATTTCTTCAAGCTTTAAAAGGAACAGCAATGGGACCGGGGTATCTTGAAGGAAGACCCTCACGGGTAACGAAAGGTCCTGATGAAGGAGCCCAGGTAGGTGGTCTTGGAACAGAGTTAAAACTTGGAGAAGAAATTTTTGATATAAGGGGAGTTAAGGATTTACCAACCAGTGCTTTTAGTAAACGAACACTTACACAAGAAACTGGGATGAGGGACGCAACAGCACCGTTAGGGGGACCACAAGCTGGTTACACAATGGAACGTTTAAGAGAGGTTAAAGGTAGGACGAAGATACCAGCCGGGCAATTTTTTGAGGAACTCTTATATAACGAGGGACTGGCAAGAAAGATTTTTAAAGATGCTACCAAATTAAAAGGAGTGCTTCAAAAGACTCGAAATTTATTTACTCTTGTTTCTTTTAAGGGAAAAGGCAAACAGGTTGTTAATTTTTTATATTTTATTAAAGATTTAAAACCCGCAAAAGGCGATATTACGGGTAACTTGGATGGTCCTAGAATTCAATGGAAATATACTGCTGGTTTTGAACAAAAGGTAGTTACACGCGTATCCAACATGTTAGGGGAGGATGGAGCTGACGCGATTGAGAGTGGAACTATACGAAATAAGGTGGGAGCGTTAGGTCTTTTATCTCTATCAGACGATTTAGCTAAAATGGAGATATCTACACGTTTAAATACTGTAGCATCAATTCCTATTCCATATGTTGCGAACATTAAAATACCTGCGCTACGAAGACAGAAAATATCTCCACAAAGACGACCCGCTCGTCGTGGACAGTTTATTTCTAGTGTCCAACTTTCTATAATATTACAAAAGAAATTAGCTGAAGTGATGCCTCGTTATGCGGAGCCTACAAAACCCATTCCTCGATATATAACAGGTAGACTTGCTCGAAGTTTCATGATTATGGTTAATTATAGAAAAAATTTAATTAGTTATTATAATACTCCTCCTGCTGCAGGGTATGTAGACCAATTAAACCAAGGTGGATGGCAGTTGGATAGAGGTTTAGTAGAACCTACCATTAGACAAATGACACAGTCTTTGTTTGGTAGGCAATTTCAAGTTATAAGAACTCAATAAAAGTAAAAAAATATAATTTGCCACGCATCTGTGGCTGT